TTAATCAAAATATTCAAGATATAATAACAAATCAAGAATTGATGATTGAATTATCCCGAAATGGATTAATAAAAATTGTTAATGAATAAATTAAAAATAATTCTTGACATTTAAAATTTACTTGTTATAATATTAGTATTAGTTTATTTATTTTTTATTTTATGTTAATGTCAATTCAAAAAAAAGGCACTACAAGGATTTTTATTAATAATCAATTAATTGATTTTAATATTGTTTTAGATCTTGCAAATCAAAAAGGGTTAAAAACTATCAAAGCAGTTGAAATCTATTTGAAAAACTATAAAAATAACATTATTAAATGCAATAACCTTTACGATTGTAAAACTAAAAAGTTAATTAATCAATTTATTTAAAATATTTCTTGACACATATAGCCTCCATTATAAACAACTACTGACCATTTGCAAATACTACATTTACCTAAAACTAATCTACTCATAAATAAAAACAACCATTTAAATCAATAAAATCAAAATATTCACAAAAAGATTTAAAAGAAATATTCCCACCGCTAGCTCTTGGATGACCGCCACCATTGTAATATTTTTTTGCAATTTCATCAAGATTGTTAACTTTCATACTTCCTCCTCCATATAAACTTATATTTACACTTCTATCTGGATTAATAGCATAAATAATCAAAACATCTATTTCTTTATTGTCTGCTTCATCACCAAAAATCCAGCTATTTTGTATTAATGAGTTCATTACCAATGCTTTATATCCAAAGAACTCTACTTCTTTTGCATATTTTTTAGTTAATTGATTTCCCAAAACTCTACGATAATTAATAATTTTTGAACCTACAAAACATATAGCATTGATACAAAAACTTTTTCCATCCCAAATTGTTTCAAAACCATCTTTCCATTCCTTTTCTGCTTCTAATAACCTTTCATAAAGTGAATTTTCTGTTATATCATAAGTATGCATTCCAGCAGAAAACTCTTTTGTTCTTGAATCTTCAAATTTCCACATATCATAATCACTTATTAAATATGAAAAAACACTTTTAGGAAATCTAAAATATTCTCTTACTATTTCACAACCCGATTTTTTTTCATCGTAAATTAATTCAATGTCATCATAATGAGCTTCATTAGAGTGTTCTAGTCCAAATTTATCTTTTTGTTTGCAAGTTCCATATTTTTCTAATGCTGTTTTATGGTGGTCTAAAATAATAACCTTCTTAAATTTTAAAGCATCATCTATCTTATTTGGAGAACAATCTAAAAAGAAAGCTACATTACACTTAAAATCATCTTCTTTTATATCTTCATAATTATATGGAATATAATTAAACTCCGCCTTCAGCATAGGTTGCTTCGGCAATCCCCCAATTTCTTCTCCATAAATTAGATAATTTTTATACTCACCAAAATCAGGAATAACATCTTCAAAAGTATTTTCAGTATAAAACTTATTAAACCAAAATTTAGAACAATAACCATCTAAATCATTATGATGAAAAACATTAATTTTCATAAACTTATTTACTTAAACTACCTTCAACTTTTCTTTCAACTCTATCAGTGGTCCGAGCATTTTGCCACATGATAGCTTCATCAAGTTTTGTTAGAGAAATTGAATTTTCTCTGCAAGGAACATTTTTATTAAAAACATCTATTAATAATCTTGCAACCTTAATTAAGTCTACAGGATCGCATCCTTCTTGATTTTTCATATCACTTCCTTTCAATTCAAATGTAAATTTATTGAAATCAAAATTGTATAAATTACGACCATCTGGATCAAGTTTATACTTATCACTATCTAAACAAGATAAACACATATTTTGAGTATTTAAAATATACTCGTCATTAACAATAACTTTTGCCATAAAAACAAAAAATAAAAACTTTTAATAATTCTAATAACTAAAAAAATAAATGTCAAGAAAAATTTTAAAATAAATAAAAAAGTCAATATAAATGCTTATAAAGTATTAACTTTTTTTAAATAAATAAAAAAAACTTGACAATTAAAATTTAGTTATTATAATATTTTATATTTATTATTATTTTTTTATTTTATAATTAGTATATGTCAATAGGTGTTGTTAAAATTGGTATAATAGGATACTCTGGAAAGAGCTTTCCAATATATGAGGCTTATAATAAAATACTTGATTCAATTAAAAAAGCTATGAATGCAACACAGAATTATAATATTTTAAAAAAAGGTGAATGGATAAAAGTTTCAAATATAGAATATAATAAATTTGAAGGGATTAAACATTCATCATATCGTAATTGTGAAATTGTTTCAGGATTAACTGACTATGGAATTCCAGCTTTGACATATTGTGTTTGCGATTTGTTATCATTAAAGAATTATAGTATTGAAAAAGTAGGATTTGCTCCAAAATGTGCTTTAACTGATAATCTTTGTAAAGTAGATAAACAAATAATTGTTGGAGAAAATTACGGAGATGAATTAGAAGAGTTTATAAAGTATATTGATGTATTAATAAAAGTTTGTGGTGGATCCCAATCTATTAAAGAAGTTGAATTGTTTAGAAAATTGAAACCTAACAATTTATGTATTGAGAAAAAGTTATTATGTTATACTTAGTTTATTATTATGAAAAGATTTATGAAATTTTATTTAATTAGTGTATGTCAATAGATGTTAGTAAAATTAAAAGACCACCACAACCTGATTGTTTTTGTAATATGAAAGAAAATAATTATTTCAATAAATTTATTGCTTTTTGTTTATTTTTATTATTTTGTTTTGTAACTTATAGTTATCATAAAATAATTCAAAAAGAAAATTACTTAAAAGAAGAGAGTTTTAAAATAGTAAAAGAAAAATGTGAAAAGAATTTAGATTTTGATTTAATTTGTAAAGTGTTTTAGTTATTATTTTATGAAAAAAATTGTAGTAGTAGGTTGTCAAGGCGTTGGTAAGACAACGATTTGTAAAAGAGTTTATAAAAAAGAATATAAACAAACTTTTTTTAATACTAATGATGGTTCTATTTTTAATTATAAAATTAAGAATCCTTCAATTTTAACAGGACATAAGAATGAATATATTAATATGGATTGTTATACAAATGATTTAGTTTTTATCCCCGAACAATTTCGTGAAGTTGTAAAGGATATTCCAAACTTTACAAAACAAACAGAAGAAATAACACTTGCAACTTATGCAAAACAATTATATCTTGAAAACTTATATACATTACAAGGAAAGAATATTTTGTGTGATAGAAGTGTTTTGGATTGTTTTGTTTATTATAATTATTTTAATAAGGATATTATTACGCTGCAACCTGAAGATTATATACCTGTTTTCCCTTATGCGAACATTGTTGCAACAAATTATACACAATCAACTTACTCCAAAATCTATCTCATAGAGCCCTCAGACAGAGAAATAGAATCTGATGGATTTAGGCTAACTGACAAAAAACAACAACTTGAAATACACAAATTATTTTTAGAATATTTTAAAGATTTTGAAAACGTTATTATTGTTAATCAAGAGAAGCAAGATGAAATTGTTGAAATGATTGTTAATGATTTTATTTGTTAGTTAAATGAAAATTGAATTAAATTTTTGTCAAAAAACAAAAGAAATAATTAATCATTTTTCACATAAAAAAGCAAGAGAGGATTTTTCTGTTTTTTGTGAATTAATATGTAAAGAATTATTTTTAAATATAAATACAAAAGAAAAATGGCTTAAAGTTTTGTTAAAAGAAGTAAATAAAATAACAAATAAAGATATTAATTTTATTTTAAATGCCCCACCACGACTTGGAAAAACTCTTTTTATGTCAATATTATATCCTTGTTGGCTTATTGGAAATAATCCTTTTTTAAAAATATTAATATTATCCGCTTCGGAACAAATGAGAGCTGATACTGATATAAGAATAAAATTAGTATTAAAAAGTGAAATATATAAAAAAATATTTAATGAAGTTAAATTCTCAACTATGGGAGCCGAAATAAAACAAACAGACAAAACAGGAAACATTACATTACTTTCAAGTGGGACTAACTTAACTGGGGCTGGTTTTAATGTTGTTATAGGAGATGACTTTTTTAATCCAACACAATTAACAACACAATATCATATAACAAGACAAATATTTTTAGAAAATGCACTTGGAAGAAAAGAACATAAACCAAAAACAAAATTCATTATTTTAGAACAAACCTTATCTTTAAATGATACAACACATATTTTAAAAGAAAAATGGAAAAAAGAAGAATATAAACAAATTATATTTCCATATCAATTTACAGAACAAGCAATTGGTTTGTTTGAAAATAAATTTGATGACATAGAATTTGAATTAAATGAATTTTTAAGTGATAGATTTAATGAAAAAACAAAAGATTTAATTATAAGAGAAAGAGGAAATGAAACATTTTTGACACAATACCAACAAATACCAACTGATGCAAAAGATGTTGTTATAAAAAAAGAATGGTTTAGATATTATGAAAATTATAATTCAATAGATTTTTCAAAACTTTATTTTACTTGTGATACTGCATTAAAAAATGAACAACAACATGATTATTCTGTTTATAGTTTTTGGGGAATTTCAAACAATAATTTGTATTTAATAGATATGCTTAGAAGTAAATACTTAATACACGAAGCAACAACAGCTGCTGCAAATTTTTGGTATAAATGGCAAGAAGGAATAAATGAAAAAAACAATAATCCAGCTTTTTATATAGAAGATAAAGGAAGTGGTACAAGTTTAATACAAAATTTAAAAAAATTCACAGGTGTTCCAGCTTTACCAACGCCAGTAAAAAGGAATAAAGACAAAAGTGAAATGCTTTCAAGTGTAATTAATCATATTGAGGTTGGAAGAGTTTTTTTGCCAAAAAATAATATTGAGATAACAAATCAATTAATTAATGAATGTATAGCTTTTAGAAGAAATATGACACATAAACACGATGATATTGTTGACACTCTTGTTGATGCATTGCTAATAGGAATTTCAAAAACAAACATTATTGATTCTTGGGTTTTTCGCTGATTTTTTTTTCTTTAATTTGATTTATTTCTTTTGTCAACTCCTTAATTTCTTCTTCTTTCCCATCTTTAAATATTAAATATAAGTCTCTTGCAAATTCTGCAAATGGATTAGTGGAATTAGAATATTCTTGTCCCCAAATAGTTTTATACGGACCAAACTTACAAGTATTTTCATATATATAACCCTTAAAATACATAAATTTATATATTTCTTTTTTTATTTCTAAATTTTCATTTTTTTGTTTTTTCATAAATCAAATTTAAACTTTATTTTAAATAAAATAACAAGTTTTTAATTTTCAACAAAAATTATCTATTAGGCAAATACTTTATTATCTATTAGGCAAATTGACAATAAAGTATTTAATAATTAATTACATTTATTAAATTAATTATTTATATGATGAAAAATAGATTAAGAAAAGAAAATAGTGTTTTAAATAACGACTATATGACAGATATTTATAGTGGACTAATGGCAAATAGGACAACAAGAAGTGCTATAAATAATACTGAACAGATTATAAACAATAATAAAACCGAATTAATATCTAACAATAGAAATGCTCTAAATTATTTATATGTTAATAATGATATAATACAAAATTTAATAGATATGCCAGTTGATGATGCCTTTAGGGGTGGAGTAAATTTTACTTCAAATCAAATTGACAATCAAACAATAAAAGATATTGAGAGCTTTTGGGAGGATAATGACTTTTTAAATGAAGTTAAAACTCTTTGCAAATGGACCAGATTATTTGGCGGCGGGGGGTTGATAATAGATACAAATGGCAATCATAATGAAAAAATTAATTATAACGATTGGAACGAAAACACTTCTTATTTAAAGATTAAAGCAGCAGACCTTTGGGAATTATTCGTTAGTAATACAAACTTATATTACGAAGAAAAACCTTATGTGCCTTCTGATAAAATTGAAACTCCATATATTTACTATGGCAACAATTTACACTCTGATAGAGTGATTAGAGTTCTCGGGAAAGAAGCTCCATCTTTAATAAAACCTCAACTTAGAAGCTGGGGAATGAGCGAAGTTGAAAAATTAATTAGAACTATTAATCAATCAATAAAAACAAACAATGTTTTATTTGAAATAATAGATGAGGCAAAAGTTTCTCATTATGGTATAAAAGGATTTAATGAAAATGCAGGTATTACTGGCGGAACTGAAAAAGTTATAAGAGCAATAACAACAATGGATGCTTTAAAGAGTTATTTAAATTCAATAGTAACAGATTCAGAAGATGTTTTTACTCAAAATCAACTTAATTTTTCTTCAATTGCTGATATTTTTAAAGAAATAAGAGCTGGGGTTGCTTGTGCCTGTAAAATGCCAGTAAGTAAATTATTTGGTGTTTCAATTACAGGGATGAACGGAGGAGAAGATGATATTGAAAATTACAATGGAATGATAGAAGGGGAAATAAGGGGAAAATATAATAAATTATTAATAAAATTATTTAAACTTACTCATTGGAGATTAACTGGGATACATCCAAATGAAGTAAAAGATTTAAAAATAGAATATAAAACTTTAAGAGTTTTAACAAGCGAACAAGAAGAAAATGTAAAAGATAGAAAATTCTCAAGAGTAATGCAATCTTACGAAAAAGGATTTTTAAACGATAATGATGCAATAGAACAGATAAATTTTGCAAATTTACTTCCTTCTAAAGCCCCAAAAAAAATAATAGATAATTATTTTAACGAAAATCCTAAAGAAGAAAATAATTATATAGAAGTAAAGAAAAAAAATACACTTTTTAATTTGTTTAGAAAAAATGAGTAGGCAATTACCACCTATAATTCCAAATTCTTTTTTAGAAGAAAAACTTGCAAAATTATTTTTGAAAATATTTTATTTTTCTTTTATTAACCCAATTAAAAAAGAATTAGAAGAAAAAAAAGAAATATTATCAAATTCTTTACAGACTGCCCTTGAAAAAGCAATATTAAGTGGAAAAATAATATATGAAAATGGTTTTT